GTTGTCTTACCTTCAGCTACAGGGTCAATAGATGCATAATACTCTCCAAATCCCGGAGTACCTTGTGGCCTTTCGTATACTACTAATACTCCTGTTTTATCTTCAGTCTTTTTAGTCATTGGAAATTCTCTAATAGGTAGCTTATTACTATCTCTAACTTTTACCTTACCTGTTTCATCTCTAGATATATCAAGATACTCATATCCATATTCTTTATCTTCTATTCTTCTTATTTGAGCTGTTACTAAATGAGATGGGAATTTAGATACTTTTCTATGTTTAAATGCTTCCGCAATATTTCTTGGATGCTGGGATATCTCTAATTGATAATCTTCAGGATCCATAGTTCTTTTAATCTCTTCAAAATACTCATCTAAAGCTTTTAAAGATTCTTCTACTAAAGAGTTACCATAAGGATCTATGTAAGGAGGCATGGACCATTGTTCAGGTATAAATAATCCTGACATACCTATAGTACCTTCTTCATCAATAAGATTACTTTCTACAGCATAAATTTCATTAGCTCCTGGATCCAGAATCATTTTCATAAGTGGTTCACATTGATCTAAATCACCTACAGAACCTGCTGCAATAAATAATCCTGTAGTAATCATACCTGATTTTAGTGCAGGTTTAATATAACCATATGTAACATTCATCTTTGGAGCAATACCAGCTTCCTCATGAAAAAAGAATTTAACCGGTCCCCCTACTCCATTTGTAGGACTTTTTTCAAAAGACATACCTTGTATAGTTCCTTTTAAACCTACTTCAGCTTTTCTATCTCCTTTTCTTACTTCAATCTTTTGTTGCCACATCATTACTTTATCAGGAGACATTGGTCTATACCAAGCAGTATGTTCATTAAGAAAAGCTGCATATTCAGATAGAAACTTCCAAGTACCTTTCTCATTTATATAATCTTTTAGATTGGCCCCCATTTTAAGTGTGACACCGGCCTCAAACCATAACTGATTTATAAGCTTACCTGCGTGAAAATATGAAGAGGCTATCTGTCTTTTCTTTAGAATAGCAACATGCTTATAAAATAACTCAGCTAGTATTTCATATAAAGCCATATGATATTGTGCATCTCTTATCTGGGCAAAGTCAAACTTCTGTTGTTCTTTATCAAAGATAGGTAAGAAGTTTAACCACATATAATAGTCTCTAGAAAGATACCATACTTTATCTTTAGATTTGACTAAGACACCTAATCTACATTTAGTTTTTTGATCTTCCCAGTATGTTACAAAATCTTTAGATTTAAAAGGAGCTAAGCAATATACTTTATCATTTCTAAATTTAGTTGACTCAATAATAAATACTTCATTACTTACCTCATCAAATTCATATTCACCGGGTGTTTTAAATAGAGTTAGTACATAATCTCTCCAAGCATCTCTTGATTCAAATGATGTAGTTGTCCAAGTACCATTATCCCATGTGGGTATATCCGTATATATATTTTCCATAATTAAGAATCATATGCTAAACCTTGACCACCTCTAACTGTACTCTTCTGTTCTTCTTGAAGATCTTTATAAGCTCCTTTAAAGGACCCTCTAATAGCTTCATATTTAGCAGCCGCATTAACTAATGCTGTAATATTACCATCCCGGCCATCTGTAATAGATGTAGTTTCCATATATCTACCTAATCTATCTAACATAGATGCTATACCATTATATGCTCTGGATGTAGGAGTCTCATACATTCTTTCACAAAACTTTAAAGCAATAAATATAGAATCATCTTCAGTAGAAAAATTTCCTTCAATTTGTTTTAATATAAGATCTTCTTTATCTAATACTGGTGTATAAAAAAAAGGATTCAGATCAGGATTAGGACAAGTCATATAGAATAAGTACTGATAAATTTTTAAATAATTATCCGGATACTCTTCCATAATATCTTTTAAAGCCTTTAATGAATAACAATGTTCTGTAGGTATCAGTACATTATTTTGTATATCAAATAGTTTGATTAACATAGTTTATGGATTTATTAGCGCATCAATAGCCGCATATGTTTCATTTACTGTTATAGGTCCTGTTCCTACCATCATTAATGTTGTATAAGCAGGTATTAGTACACCGTCAAATTGAACATATGTAAAATAAGCTACTACATTATTTAATTCAATTGTTGCAGGTGATAATATGTAACTAACACCAAGAGATCCAATGTTTATTGTTACAGTATCTGTATCTAATTTATTTATATAAGGCATAATTATTTTTCTTTATTTGAGTTATCATCTATATATTTTTTGTAGATATAATTAAATTCACCATATGATATGTCAATACAGTAAGTATCTCCGTATTCTGTATAGATTACAGTATATTCTTCAGGAATACTATCATCATCAAGTGATTGTCTATATGCAGTAACCATGCTTATATCAAAAGAAAAAGGCATAAGTACAATTGAATCTTGTCCGGTTAATTCTCTTACTTTTAAATTTGTCATTATAATTTTACAATCTACTATCATACAAAAGGATTTACAGGTTTTGGTTTAGACTTTATATTAAATAATTTTTTAAAACCATCAATAAATCCAGTTGTTATATAGGGGTTAAAAAATAAATTTTCATTATTAACTACAACATAACCTTTTAAATATTCTTGTTCACTTTCTGAATAGTTTCTGGTTAGTTTTTTATTTGGTTTAATCTTTACAAGTATCTTATCTTTATATCTAAATAATACTAAGCCTGAATAACCTAATATAATTGTTCTTCCTGGATAATTCTTGTCATAATGCCTTACTTGATATAACTTCATAATTATTTCTTTTTAAGTTTATGTTTGTTATCATGTAACCAGTTAACTATACTAATTACTTCATCTTTTAGATATGGTACTTCAATTGGAATAACTTCTTTTACAATAGGATTATTATCTTGATCATACTTAGTAATAGGATATCCCCATTTATCTATATCATCATTTTCAAATGTTATGTGATGTAAATACATCTTGCCTACTTGTAACTTAGGATTATGTTTTAATATAATGTACATGTATATACTTAATTGTAAAGCATAGTGTACAAAACTACAATCATCTAAATGTGCTATTGGAAATAACATTTTTTTAGATACACCTTCCCAGTTTTTATAAGATTCAGTTTTGATTTCTTTGTTAGTTTTATAATCTATTATATCTACGTGACCATTTACTATTTCTACTAAATCTGATTGTCCACATATACCGGCTGATTTTAAATATACCATATGCTCAGGATATATACCATCTGTAATCTTTTGATTCGGTGCATATTTAATACCATCTGTTTCAACAGGCGTATATACTGGAAGCGGTATACCTTCTCTTTCTATAGATGCTAAACTACATAAGTCAGTTTCCCGTTGATTATGGTAAAATGTACCTAAACCACTTGCTCTATCAGATTCAGATTTCCATATTGCCCGTATAGATTCAGGAGTTAATCCAAACCATTTAGAACTTTTTTGTTTAGAACATTTAAGTGCAACTGCTTCTGCATCAAAAGGTTCTTTAAATTGAGATATTAATGTAGTAACACTTGTCCAATTTATAGGATTATCATGATCAAGACTAGTATAACTGTGATCTTCTGCTTTAAAATATATACTCATTTTCTTTTAAATTAGTTATTATTTTAATGGTTATAAATTATTTAATTTAGTCTCATCTTTTTCTGTTATCAATGCTTTCCATTTATGTGCAGGACAGTCTGAAGATAGAGCTCTTACTTTAAACTTAAGTGAACATCCACATAGTGAACAACAAGGTTGAGTACCTGGCATTACACATTTACTACCTTCTATATCTTTTTTAGGACAAGCATGACAAACTATTAGTCTTTGTTCTGCAATTGTTTCTACAAATTCATCACGAATAATACTATTTGTAACTCCTTCAAGAATTTGTTTTCTATTCTTCCAGATTGTTGTTAATTTTCCTTGCATTTTTTTCAATTAAAAAGGTTTCTTTTTTCAGTCTATTTTCATCTAACTTAACTTTAATATTATAAAGGTCTTTTAATCTTGATGTTAACCTGACTTTATTATGATAATTTTTATAGGAGTATGTATTAAGTTTTGCAATTATTCTTTCATACTTTAATATTAAATTATCTACAGTTCGTGGTTTAACTACAAACTGACCTAACCCATCAATATTTATTTTAGTATGATTCATTGATGTTAGTTCTTGTCTAACTTCTTTATAAAAGAAAGTTATAATACTATCTACTAATAACTCATTTAAATCATTATCTTCAACTAATTGCTTTATAATTTGTTTAGGTTTTTTTGGAATCATTTACCTAAAAATTTATAATCTAATAATATATCTCCTGTTGTTTGTATTTTTAATTCTGGATTAATCATAATAAGTTTTTTATTATCCTTATCCTTTACAACTAAGTTATTTTTTTCAGATTTATTAATAGCATTTCTCACTGTTTGAGCAGATTTAAAAATTGGATCTTCTTCTGAAGATGCATCATAACAAAAATGTGTTAATTCAATAGAACCTGTTATACTCAACAAGGTTAAACATTTAAGATCAGATTCACTCATTGTTATATTATTTAAGTAACAATGAGTGATTATCTGAAATTTAATTATTTCTTGCTTAGTCATAACAGCACGTTTTTGTACTTGGTTAACTAATGCCATTTTATTATGATTTTTTTAATGTTCTTTTAGGCTCTTCAGTTTCCTTTTCTTCCTCTTCCATTTTATACTTTTCCATGCCAGCTGCATGTTCATGTTCTTGCTGACTCATTCTAGCATACTGCATTTGAATTTGAGTTCTTTTAAATCTAGCTTCATCAATACTAGCAAGTAAAGTCTCATATTTTTCTTGTGCTTCTAAGTAAGGTAAAGATTCTGTATAGAACTTTAGCATCTCTTCTTTCTTAGCTGTTAACTCTTCTAGAGTTAATTCTTCTTCTACTTCATGTTGGTTTTCCATTGTTATACTTTTAAAGTTTAAACAAATATATACATTTAAGTTTAAACTTCAAATATTTAAATGCAAAAAACCCAGATACTTATGATACCTGGGTTAATGTAATACTTTATAATATTAATGATTTGGTCTATGGCAATTAAATTGATTTTTTTTGCATTTATTATTTTTTTTACCTTTTCTTGTTTCGTTACCACCAATACTTAACATAGCTTCTGGTACTCTAGATGCATTACTTGTTATCATATTTGTAGTTGCTTTGTTACCCGATGCAAAATCAAATGTATTTATTCCTCCTACAGCATACGTGTGAAGTCCTTTAAAATTTTTCATAATTATCTATTTTTAATTGTGAAATTTAATATTGTTATCATGTAGAATTCTCTAGATATATCTATTTCTAAAGTAAATACATCTATAGCACCTAATCTACATCTAATGGCAAACTTATCCCATTGTTTATTTCTTGCTTTCCAAGAGTTTCTTATTTTCATTACGCTTCGTTTTTACTGATTACCCCTTTAGCATCTAAATGAACCTTACGGACATTTGCTGGTTGAGCAACTTTCCATGCTGTTCTTCTTGCTTGATATAATCTTGATTTAACAATTCTAGTTACTGATACTGCATTTCCTTGATTTCCACCAAGTACATGATAACAATCTTTATCTTCTCCTACATAGATTCCAACGTGACCGCCACCATCTCTTTTGAAGGTAAGTATATCACCTAACATAGGTTCAGTAACTTTAGTTCCCCATTTTGCCCAAGACAAAGCCCATAAAGGTTTGTCTATTACTTCTAATCCTGCTTTATGACAAGCATACGCAATAAATAATCCACACCAAGGAATCTCATCTGCTGTATAAATCTTTTGTAAGTCAAGGTCTTTAGCCCAAGCCATAATAACTGGATTATGAACTTTTCCTACAACCTCTTTCACCCCTATAAGCTTAACTGCTTGAACAAGAATCTTTGGTGATTTTTCTGTATTTAAAAAACTATAACTCATTTAGGTTCTTTTTTATGTTCTTAGCTTTCATTACTAAATCAATAATCTTCTTAAGAAAAGAATATCCTTTTACAGCAGTAAAATTTTCATCTATACTTTTTACTTCAATAGAAAGAAGTACAAGCGCAATTACTTTTGTAAATAAGAAGTCTATGCTTATTACAGAATGTGTAATAACATTTATCAAAAGAAAGTCCGCAGCATATACTAACATTATAGCAACTACATAAGAAATCATTTTAGGGATTAAGCCATGTCTAAATATTTTAGATGAAACACCTTCTCCTGTCTTGTATGCTCTCCAAACACCAAAACCTGTATCTATTAAGATTGATAATATAACAAGTATTATAATTCCATTAATAGGCGCAAAAAATAAAAGTAGTGTTTTCAAAATAGTCATTATGTTTGTAGAGATAATAGTCTTCATTTTAAAATAGTTTAGACTTAGCTACCTTGTATAAAGTGTAGATAACCGTTATAATTAGTAAAAATACAAAAATCCAATTGATAATCTTTTTCCATAGCGGAGTCTTCTCATATATTCTTATTGGAATCTTTCTTGTAACTATCTTGTCAATGTACACAGTATCACATTTACCTTGGATGTAAACCTTATTATATCTATCCATCCATACTTTTACTTTAAGTTGTTCCTGCTCTAAGTAAACTGTATCATATAACTGTTGTAGTGTTACAACGGTATCTAAGTGTACTTCAGGAACTATTACTCTAATAGTATCATGAATAGTAATAGAATCAATAGAAGTAAGCTCAGGGTGCTTTCTAAGCAATCTTTCTAGTCTTCTCTGTGGGGTACAAGAAATAATTAAAGTAATTAATAATAATATGTAAAATATCTTTTTCATTTTTCTATTTATTAATTTACAAACACTCCTGATGATGGTCTAACATATGTTGGTAATAAGTCCCAATTTAATGTATTTACAAAAGAGCCTTTATAACTGTAAATTCTCCTACCTAGTGAGGAGTCTATATCTGTTGCATTAACAAATCCTACGTCAATTGTTGCTCCTGGATCAACTGTAAAAATAGCTGGAGAAGCTGCAACAGTAGAAGATAAAGTTATTGGAAATGCAAGTGTTCCTTGAGATGTAAAACCTGCCCTAACTCTATAAGTTTTTGTAGAAACTAATTTTGGATTTCTAGCAATAGTACCTGATGAATTAAGATTAAGGTAATAAACATCAAATGTTCCATCTGTTCCACCAAAAGTTAATTGTGAATTATCTATTGTTAAAGCATTTGAAGCAATAAGTTGATTGTTTAATGTAATACTAATTACGTTTGTTCGAGCAACTACATTATACCAAATAATAATACCATCATTCATTGTTGTTCCTGATAAAATAATATTTAATGTTGAACCTGTAGTAACTATTGTACCTGCTGTGTAAGTGAATATACCTCCACCAAGATTAGCACTTATAAAAAGTAATACTCCTGCTGTGTTAATAGTAAAACTATTTGAAAAATAACTATTTATTGATGGTGCAGTCCATGTGCCTGTCCCAGCATATGTAAAAGTTGTTGTTCCTGAATAAGTACTACCACCTGATTGAATAATATTGCCATTTATAGTAATTGAATTAGTATTCAATATACCAGCTAAAGCATTTACAAATTCTATATTTTGACATACCCAAGCTGTAGGTAAAGTTGTAGTTCCTGAGTTACCTAATTCTAAATGAGTAAAATTTAAGGTGTTTCCACCAAGAACAAATGATGTTGCATTTGGACCCGTTGTTCCAAATGTAATTGCGTTGATATTACTTGTTAAAGTCATTGTTCCATTGACAAGTAATTTATTCCAAGTTTTGCCTGATATATTTAATGTTGACGAAGTAGCTATAATCACAGTTGCTCCAGTGTCTATAATTGTTCCAGCCGTGTAAGTAAAAAGTCCTGTTGCTTTATAAACTATTCCTGAAATGGTTAGCGTTCCTGCTGTGTTAATAGTTAAAATATTACTTATTAATGATGCTGTATTTGAAGCAGTCCAAGTACCTGTTCCTGCATAAATTATTGCAGTTGTTCCTCCAACAGAATTATTTATTGTAAGATTTTCTGTTATTGTTAATGTATTTGCATTTATACTTGCATTTATGCCTGTTATAGTTAATGTTTTAAATGTTTGATTAGAAGGCATTGTAAAAGTAGCCGTTCCTGCTAACATATTTAAGTTAGCATTTGTACTTATTAAATTAAATCCTCCTAATACAAAACTTGTTACACCATTTCCTAAACTTAATGTTCCTGTTAAAGTTAAGTTACTTCCTAATGTTATAACTACTCCTGTGGTTGTATTAATATTATTCCAAGTAATACCATTAGTAGTTAATGTTGTTGCGGCTCCAATATTTAATGTTGAACCTGTAGTTATTACAGTTCCAGATGTTCTAGTTAATGTGCCTGTATCGTAATAAACATTGGTTCCTATAGTTAAAGTACCTGTAGTGTTTATTGTGGTATTATTTCTAATTGATCCAGTACTTGAATTACTCCAAGTGCCTGTACCGTTAAAGTTGAATGCCGTTGTTCCTGAAACAATTGCAGTTGTGGTTTGGGTTAAGGTACCACCAATATTTAAAGTATTACCATTTATAATAACTGATGTTGTACCATTTATTGTTATATTCCCACTTATCGTCCAGTTATCTGCTAATGTAAAAGTTTGGGATACACCCGCAAATGTAAATAATCTAGACCAAGTTACTCCTCCCGATGTTAATGTTGATGTTGCACCTGCTATTAGTCCACTTGCACCTGCTTGTGTATATCCACCCGTACCTAGATTTATTGCTCCATTTACAGTAAGTGTATTTGTAAATGTAATTGTATTTACATAATTAGTAAAATTTATTCCAATACAAGTTGAGGCAACGTTAACTGTGAGTTGTCCTGATGTAGCTGTAAATGCTACCGTGTCTAATGTGGTACTCGGCACGACACCTCCCACCCAAGTTGCACCAGTGTTCCAGTTACCACCAGCATTTGATACAGTTATTATAGCCATTATTCCTCTGTATTAGATAATTTTTTTTCCTCTGTAATTCCCATATTGTAAATACCTGTTTCAATATCCTGTTCTGATTGAGGATTGAAATGGTTTATTTTAACAGTAACCTTTGTTTGATAAGTAGGGAAGTCATATTCTACTAAAGTATCCACCATCACATAATCAAAAAATGTTTCTGTTCCAGGTATTGGATTACCTTCTTCATCATACTCCCAATAAACTTGTTGTTGAGGAGTTGTTACTGTTTCTAATACTATCCAAGTAAAATCCATCTTAAGGTAGTTTAGTTATGAATACTGTTAACCAAGCTCTAGAAAGTACAGATATTGAATCTAGATTTATTGCTACTATATCCCCTGCTGTAACAGCCGTTGTCCAAGTAGTTAAAGCTAAATCTGAATTTATTTGTTGTGCAACAAGTTTAGGTTTTTCTGTTCCTGCAATAGTATTTGCTACAGTAGGAATAATACCAGCTGCAGTTTTCCATACATCAAATCTACAAGTGCCTACTATATCTCCAACTATTTCCCATCCTGTGATAGTTCCGTTGTAAGGAACAATGATATAACCTATTAATCCTGTTGTAGATGCATCAGCTACAGCTCCAAAAGAACCTTTATCTGAACCTGCTGTTCCACCACCTGAACCTGCTATTTGAATAAATGTGCTCATTAATATACTTTTTGTAGAACAAAGTTCTGTGATTGGATTGAATTAGCAACATTTGCTAATCCCCATTGTGCCGTAATTGTAAGTGCATTTGCTATTGTAGTATCAAATGTAGTATTAGACACCAAGGCAAAGTTAACTCCGTCAAGTTGAGTATTAGCATTTTGATTATATGCATACTGACCATTAACGTGTAATTTTCCCACACCTGGACCACCAAGCTGAGTAATTGTAAAGTCAACAACTAATTCAAAGAATTTATTAGTAGTAATTTTCATTTGAAAAACTCCTGCATCTGCAATTACAACTCCATTAGATTTAAGTCTAATACGTATTGTTTCATTGTTAGCACAAGATAAATTACCACACATTTTAACAGTAAAAGAATCTCCTACTTTAAAACCATTTGCAGGAACTGATAATGTACCAACACCAGCACCTACTAAAGAAGTTTCAACTATAGTGTTGGCTACAGGAGTTCCTAATGCTGTTTGTGCAAATAGTCCTCTGCCGAAGCCACTTAGAACAGGAGTTATATCTATATGCGTAGACATTATTATGTAAGTGTAATAATTATTAACTCTGAGCCTATTGTTGTTGTATTATAAGCTACTGCTCCTAAAGTATTATTTAATGCTCCTGCATCAAAATTTATTGTTTCTCCAGGCTTAAGTATCATTCCTCCAACTGTAGCATTACCCGTTCCTACACTAGCAAAAGACATAGAAAATGTGCCTGCTGTAATTGTACCTGAAGAGCCTGTAGGTCTTAGAAAATTAGGAGTTCTTGCAACACTTGTAGTATTAGTTTCTATTGCTTGTAATGTAGCTTCTGTTGCCAATCCTGTTGTGTTAATTACAATTTGAGCTAAGTAAGTATTAGGATTAATATAGGTAATAGGAGCTAAAGGAATACCTGATGTATTTGATCCTGCTGGATAATATACGGGTGGATCAAAAGTTCCTGTATCAGGATTATAAATTCTTATTTCTAACCAAGTAATGTTATTAGCATCTACAACTAACATTGCTTCATAATCTTGTTCTGATTGAATAGCCGCAAGAATTTGAGCTAGGAATGGTTCTACAGTATCTGTGTTATCTGCTATTTCCGTTAATGCATCACAGGCACACTGTTGACCCATTAGCATCTTTAGTTGCCAAGGAAAATTAGTTCCTTTATTTCCTTGATCTTTTAAGTTTCCTATTGACATAATTTTAAATATTAAATATTGCTGCTAAATTATCTATTTTCTTTTTATCAACAGTAGATAAAGTATTATAATCTATTGTGACTGTATCCAGCTCTACTGAATCAGGAGTAACTCTATTTGCACTTAACTCATAAGGAGTATTTAGGATGGTTAGGTTTGAATAATTTCCTGTGAAATTAAAGAAAGCATCATACTTTGTTTTTAAAGCATTACTCAATGCTATTACATCAACATTTTGATCTATACCATTATACATACCCATTAGTACATTTGTTGTTTCAGGAGCATTTGAGCCACTTAGTATATTGATTTCCATGATTTAGAATTTAGGAGTTTTTAATAAAGCATCAACTATTAATCCTTGAGCAAGTTCGTTTACTACATTTGCAGATAAAGGTTTATTTGACACACAGTTTGTAAATTGATTAATTGTTCCTGCAACGGAAGCATTTATAAAATCTACTCCTGCAGTTTCACAAGTTATATTTTTCATGAATACTTTTGAAGTAACTGTTGCTTGTAATATACACTCTCCAACTAAATCAGAATTTAATTCAACATCTGTTAACCACACGTTTCCTGTTGAACCTACATATCCTAAACGCTGAACACTCCCTCCTAAACTTTTTAATGCTAAAAGACCTCTTTTTATATAAATATTTCCAACACCATTACTGACAAAACACTGGATATTTGATTCAATACCTCCTTCAGCAATAATTGTTCCTGCTCCTGTATTCCAAATACCCATTCCTTGAATAGCGTATATTTTACCATTAACTATAACCGTTCCTAAACCTTGGTATAAAATCATTGTTGAAGTTCCACCTAAGTATGTTGGTGTTTCGTTAATTAACAACCCATTAAAAGTAAGTGTACTTGTTAAAGATGATGCAGAGACATACGCAATTTGTTTAAAATTTCCACCATAAACATTAGCAGCTGTCAATATATTTCTAGGACAATTTATTTCAACATTTCCTAAATGACTTGCTCTCATTTCTTGTTGAGAGTGTGGAGACTTAATATATTTTTTTACATTTAGTGTACCATTCACATTGTTTCTCCAACTAAAAGCATAACCATTACCTATGGTTTGAGATGATTCCATTGAATTAAAATTGTAAGTAATATCAATTGTCCCAATTGTTACATTGTAACATAAAGATATTGCACCTGTATTAACAAAAGAGTCTCCTTCAACTAAACCAGTACTTGCATATTGCCATCTAAAAGCTACAGAACTCATTGTTAAATTCCATTTAGCAAAACCATACCAATTAAAATTTACACCACTGCCAATATTCATATCTGTTAAAAAGAAATATTGGTTGAATACAACCCCGGATTCACAATAAACATCTACATTATTATATGCGTTGCCTGAAAAATTAGCAATCTCACCTTTACGAACATACACCAATGCTCTATTTGTTAAAGTTGGAGCAGTAGCATTAGCTGCATTTAAAGCTGATTCTATTGTTAGATAAGGCTTTGTGAAATCTCCAGACATTGCTGTAGCATCAATACCTTGTATAGGATCTACAAAAAATACATTAGAATATTTAACAGAAGATAATGCCGATAAGGGAAAACTCGGAGTTCCATTTCCAAAAATAGTTACACCATCTACACTAACTGTTTGTAATCCACTTATTTGTGCAGCAAAATCTTCTGCTGTAATTACTGTTGGTTTATAATCTCCTCCAAATCTATCATCACGTGTACCTACAGCAATTAAATCTGCGGGTTCAAGTGTTGTTTTAACTCTTCTTAACTTAATAAGATTAGAAAAATTAGTTAAATTTTGTAACATAATTTAAAAATTATAAAGCTCATAGTATAAATAGAATTTTCCTTTAAATTGACTAAGTCCTGCTGGTGATGGATTTGCATTATAAATATCAAGGTTAATACCAGTTGGAGCTCCTCCTGTAGATAATACATATGGTATAAAAGTATCATTTGCAGTTTGACTATAGTATGTTGAAAACTGTATATAAACTTTGTCTAGATCAATAAAATCCATATCTGCATTTGCAATAGTTAATACTACTGATGAAACAAATGCTGGTTTTGGAGCTGAAAGTGTTTCATTCATAGTAATTTCAATTACTCCTTTTTGAGTAGTAACATTTACTACACTTGTTACAGCTAGATCTACAGTGTAGTAGTCAGTATTTGCAACATCTCCAGCAACTGACAAATCTTGAATTGTCATTGCATAAGTTTGATATCCATCTCCACGTTGTGTAAAAGGAACTTCTGCACCTAATGCAATTAAATCTGTTGCAGGATTGTTTGCTTTTGTTCTAATTAATTGCTCTTTGCGTAAGTAGAGCCAGTTTAAAATATCCATGATTGTTTTACAATTAGTTATATTATTAATATACAAAATATTTATGTAAAAACAAAATCCCTAGAAACATATTTTCCAGGGATCTTCTTACCTAACCGATAACAAAAATTTTAACGTATACAAATATACTAATATTACCAGATAATAGCAACATCTCCTTCATTTACCATTAATCTTACTGTACCATCTATGTCAATCTTTTCTGATCTCTCTAAAGATGTATAAGGAATATATACTACATCACCTGCTGATACATCTGTACATTTATCACCTGCTGCATATACAGTAACCTTATTCCAAACTTTCATAGCCTCATACATAATAGCATCCTCATCTTTTTCTGATAGCTTAATACTTGACTTTGGTTTTTCTGGGACATCTATAATAAGTCTCCAACCTCTTAATACTTTAAACTTGCTCATCTTCTATATATTGTTTTAACGTTAATACTTTTACTACTGACATTTGTGCATTGAGTATCTCTCCTATAGCATGATCAAACAGTAAACTCTTCATTGGAAATCTAGTTTCCGTGTAATCCTTTTTTAATATCTCTGCCAACTCAGCACATAGAGTTTTTACTCTAGTAATAGTTGGATCTCCTGACGGGTTAAAATCTAACCCCACTAATTGCTCCCCAAAGTTAGGGATTCTTTTTTCATTAACTGTTATTTGTTCTTCCATTATATGTTGGTTTATTAAATTACTTCTTCATAGGTTTCATAAAATACTTCTGGAGACTGTGGATAAAACCTACCTTTATGTCCTTTAACAACAAAGTCTCCTATACGTGCAGTATCTGGGCCATGTTCTCCACCAGTAACTGCTAATACCGGTTCATTGTTTCTTTCATAACTAAAACAAGATTCACAAAACTCTAACATCTCATTTAAGTTATTACCTAACCATTGTACAGCCTCAACCTCAATTGGTTTCTTTCTCCACTTCTTCATCCGGATGCTCATTAAATATTTGATTAATAAATTCTTTAGTATAACCCTCTAATAATAGAGCTTGTTCAAATGCTTTCTTTATACCATAAAAACTATGTGCCTCATCAGTATTAATAGTAAACTTAATACCTTGTTGATTTACTATACTAATAATCATGCGTCATAAACTTTAGTAGGAGGAACCTCATACTTACTCGTAGGTATCTCATTTAATATATTAAACTTGATTTGTTCTAAGATTCCTACAAAAACCATCTTGTTCATGTTATCATCTTCTTTAGCTAATTCTACTTCTAGCTCTCCAGTATCCGCAAGAGATACCTTTAAAATAATTCTACTCTTCATATTACAATTTGTTGGTATAACAAAGTTAATATAAAAAACAAAACCTCCAAGTTTCCCAAGAGGTTTTATTAACAATTAAATCAAAAAACAAATTATGAAAGTAAAGTATTACAAATATAATAAAATTATATTCTTACACATATAAAAAATATAATTATTTATATATCATATCTAAACACATATAGAATATACATAATGTAAAGAAAATACTTTACAAAATATGTAAAGAAGTAAAGATATCTCTTGACAAAATATAAACCATATTATACAAGACACTAGAATAAGACCTAATATGCAAGTAGAAACTCAAAAAGGTACTTATGAATAAATACTTTTTTGGGTATATTGGAAAAATTTTTTTTGGTAGAATTTTTTAGATGTATTCCAGGTGGTGAATGGGCATACTAGAGCAACCCCCGGCCCACTGAAAAGTTTGGGGGTACCCCTATCGGGATTTGAGAAGCTTCACTGTGTGTGTGATACACTTCTCAAAAAAAAGCTACAGCAGAAAGTATTATCTACTGTAGCTATGATCTAACTACTTACTACTATTATTAATTATTAATGTAGTATGTATTAGATTAGTGTATCAATGCTGAACAAGACTTGCTTGTATATGTATGCAAGTCTTGTATCATTATACTACATATAGAACAACTTACTACTGTTTTTAATTATAAATTAAAACTAATTATTATAAAAAAATTACTAGCTTATACGCAAAGTTTAAATGATTTAAACTGTGTAAAAGAAACAATAATGACTATAAATAATAGAATCCGTGAAATCGGTACTATTATTATATCTAGCAATGTTGCTTTAAACGCTCATAGTAGTGAACTACAATTCATATATGCAATTGGAATTCTGAATTCTCAGATTCTTGCATGTAAAGAATTAGATATTCCTACTAATGACCGTGAAGCCACTAAGTTAGATTGTAAAGAATTAATGTTTCTTGGAAAAGAATTAATTGAATGGTCTAACTTCAAAAATGAATTAGGCTCATACAATAATGAAGTTTATGATTTACTTGATGATAAGGAAAAATTCAGTTTACTGAAATACCCTACCAAAAAGTAAATAATAAGAGAGAGCAATCTCTCTTTATTTTTAGTATAAACAACTTAATACTAATATTAAATATTTAATATAATTATATATGATAACATTATGTTTAGGCCCTTCTATAAAGGGAACTCCATCTGAAAAATCACAAGCTTGGGCTTGGTGCATCATGATGGACTTAGCATATATCTTACCTATGATTTGTTAAGATATTAAAACAGTAAATGAGGTGAGGGTAAAAACCCAATAAAACTCATTTACTTTTTATTAATTTAAAAATATATTGTATGAAAACAATTACATTTTTACAGTTAATCCTAACACTATGTTTAGGATTTGGTTTTGTTATTGCTATGTTTGGCAATGACTTAGGAGTATACATGATTGTACTATCAGCAATATGCTGTAGTATCATGTACTATAAGTTGGAAACAAAACCTAAAGAAGAAGAGAGTTAATCTCTTTTTTTTAGCTACGCAGCTTTTAACAACTTAAAACTGTGAGTAAATATTAAATTTATTCTTATGAAAACTAAAACTAAAATTAATACTGCGCAATTGCGTAGAGATGTTAATGCAGAGATAAACTCTGGCAGAATCATAACAGCAACAAAAGTTGCAATGAGTTCCTTTGATAGGAAATCTCTAAAGTTAATGAAGTCTGAAGAAGAGTCTTTTGACACTGCATTAATATCAAGATTGTTATCCTCTAGAGGAGGATATAGAATCTCAAATAGAAGAACTTAGGTTCTTTTATTTTTTTTTTCATTAGCCTGCGGCAGCTTCTTCTAAACAACTTAATACTGATTTGGATTAATTTATTTATTAACCCTTTTAAATCCATTATTATGGCACAAAAAGAAAACGCGGTTGTAGCTACGGCTCCTGCAAAAGCAAAAGACGAAGTACGTAAGTGTACTATCAAGTCTATTGACGCAGATATCCAAACCAACATCAACGGGAAGAGATACCGTAAGTGCACACTTATCACTGCAAGTGGTAAATTAGCACGTGGTATTATTCACGAAGTAGTTTGGGACAAGGTATCTGTTGCAGATGAAGTTAACGTTGCACTGTCTTTGACAGCAGACGGTAGCATCATCCCAAGTGTCCTTGGACTTCCAATTCCTCCATTAACAATGGATGATTTCGGAGTTGCACCTGATTTCAAGGTAGGTTAATCGCTACCACTAAATAACTTTAACATAGAAATATGTTAGAGTTATTTTTTTTCATATGATTTAGCCTTCGGCATCTTATTTAACAACTTGATACTGATAATAATATTATAGTGCCCTATGGTCACTTGGTCACTTGGTCACCAAGAGGTATCTATATCACCTATGCCATTAGGCCCAAGTCATTAGAAAGACATAATGGTCACATAGATAAGTAAGCTACATTAGATATATAATAATAGTTTGGTCATAGATAAAGTATTATACTTAAGTCTCCCACGTGTGTAGGTTTGTGCCTTTTAAATTGTAAGTGCTTGATTATTAAGGGATTAATTTTTAGATTAAATAGAGATAAGTGTGTCTGATTAAGGGACTGAAACACTATCCACACTTTAATACTCTTCAACATCCTTACTAAATCCCCCTTATAGTAGGTACAGTACATAGTATATAGCTATTAAGCCCTTGTACATTAGACCCTCTTACCTATAGTAATTGTTTAAGTAGTACTATATCTATCTCTATTAGTATTAACTAGAGTATTACAGTACGCACATCCGGAATTAATATTAACCCCTAAAACATATACATATGAATGACTTTATTACAATATTTAAAGTACTATGGTTATGCCTTACAGTATACATGCTTGTTAAAGATAGTATAATCGCACACCTAGCAATTAAAGCTTTTTTAGATACAGGTGCATTAGAAGAAAAAGTAAAAGGAATACCTAGTACTATAGG